CTTAATACGAGCAGTCCAGTTAATCCGCGCCTCCAATTCGGAGCGCGAACTTTAGACTTGGTGAAGGTGGAGCGAGGGGAAGCGCGAAACCTTGACTGAGAGTGGGGATTACTGTCACCTAACGGATAGTAGTCCCCACTTTATTTTAAGGAGAAAAATGAAAAGGAAAATACAGGAAGTCATTGAAACTTTAACAAAGCATTACGACTTAAGTGAGGACATTTACATTGTTTGGTACTCTAAAGGGGAGTTGTGCGACAATCTCGGCCGCGAAGCGACAGCCGGCGAATGGGTCAAAGTAGTCAATCTGCTGGAGGAGCGCGACTACATTGAGGAGATACTGAATCAGGAAGTAGCGGAAGCGCTACAAACGCTAAAAATTGAAGGAGCATAAATGATAAGAATTTTATTGGAAGGCATGGCGTTACTACTGTGGCTATGTTTCGTGGCAATCCTGATTGGTATTTGCGAGTTGGTGTATCGAGTGTTTAAGGCCGAACGAGCAAAACACACAACACAAATAAAAGATCTGTCACCGTATCAACAGCTCGTAACTGTGCTGGATGAGGCGCTGGAGGAAATGAACCAGCAAAGCGAGATCCTAGCCAAAATTATAGACATACATCAACCCACAGGTAAACTAAGTCCAGATGTGTGCGTTACTTGCCCTAGCAGTATTAACTATCCTTGCCCTACAATTCGGGCAATAACTGAGGTATGATGCTGTTATGAGCGAAATTAAAATTGAAACAATAAAACTCAAGTCAATCAAGTTAGACACGCGCAATGCTCGCCAGCACAGCGACCGCAACCTGACAGTAATTCAGGAATCCCTACAATCGTTTGGGCAACGCAAACCAGTCGTAGTGACTGACGAAAATGTGGTAATTGCTGGCAACGGCACAGTTCAAGCCGCTCGCACATTAGGTTGGGACTCAATTGTAGTGACGCGGATCCCGGCTGACTGGACTCCAGAACAAATAAAAGCCTACGCAATAGCCGACAATCGCGCTGGAGAATTAGCAAATTGGGATCCGAACGAGCTGTTCAAGACACTTGCGGAACTAGACCAAACGGACTTACTAAATTCTACAGGGTTTGAGTCGGACGATCTGGACGATCTACGAGCATTAGTTGAGGAGATCTCACCAACTCCAAGCGCAGATCCGACCGCACAAACTGACACAGATCCAACACAAGGCGGAATGTTCGAAGGCGGAACACGCTACACCCCGACACTAACCGAATACGCGGAGCGTTACGCCAATAAAGCCACACGCGTACTCATGGCAGATTTCCCAAACATTACTTACATTTGGCTTATGGAAAAATTGGCTCAATTAAGATCAGAGTTATCAATCAACAGTAACGCTGACGCAATTCTAGAGCTGGTGGCGCAGTACGCTGGAGAAAGGCCGCCAACAGAATGAAACTAGCAGAATTACCGATCCTAGAAGTCACCAGAGTAATCAGCGTAAAAAAGGCTGACGAAATGGTAGGAGTAAAAGTACCAGACAGCGAACCAAACATTACTGACGCTGGTATCTACATTGACGCGGAAACGAAAGAACCTTTCCTTGCGTATTTCCCGATGCCTGACACGGTAGCCGAATTACGCAAAGCAGTCCTCAACATCAAATACGGTGAAACAATCCGTCAATCAACTGGACTCCGTAACGAGTCAGTAACCTTCGGCATGGCACCGAGAAAGATTTTTCAGCGCCGAGAATCGTGCCGACCAACAATGCTTTCCGTCACACAACCAGCAGAACACGCAGTATTGGTGCTACTAGCCGACTCGTTCAGCAAAATGTTTCAAGAATTTGCGCCGGATCTGTGGGCTAAAGATCGAGAAAATGTTAAAGAAGTCGCGGAGGAATGGCGCATGACTGATGATGCTATGTGGACTTCGGGAGTAGTAAACAAGTCCAGCGAATTACCGTATCATCGTGACGGCTTCAATTTTGCAACTTGGTCAGCGATGCCAGTAGTGCGCAGAAACATGAAAGGCGGCTACCTACATTTTCCAGAGTTTGACGCTACCGTTTCCTGTCGTGACGGTTGGGTATTGTTTTTCCCCGGATACAAGTACCTTCACGGAGTTACCCCAATGAACGCGACATCTGAGGACGGCTACCGATACAGCGTTGTCTACTACGCGCTTAGAGGCATGAAAGATTGTTTTACTTACGCGGTAGAAACAGCAGAAGCCGCGAAACGCAGAACTGGACGCGAAGAAGGTTTTGTTAAAGCGCTCAAAGGTGAAACGGAGTTTAAGTTAAAGAAAAAGTTTCCCAATAAGGCTACGGAGTAACGCGTGAGTCTTGACCCAACGGAAGGCTTAGAAGTAGGGTTAGACTTCAGACAACCGCAATACCGACAACAAGTATTTCTAGCGTTTTATTTATTCCACCTCAAGTACCGATCCCACCCCGGCGCAGTCTACTACCTGCTACCATACCTGCGAGAAAAATACGGCTGGGACGATGAGGCGGCCCTATGGTTCGCTTTTATTAACGGCAACACACAAAACCCAATAACTTCGTACCTGATACATAAACGCTTCCCCGATCCTAAACAAGCACCAGAAATGGTGGACTGGTTCAATGCGCACCACGCACAGCTCTCGTATGACACCGATCGCCGACACCACAAAAAATTGTTCGGATCTGCCGTAGCAGGTTATTTAGATCTTATGGGCGGCTCACAAATCAACCATTGGACTGACGCGGCGCAAGCAGGATTTGCTGGAGTGTGGGCAAGAGCAACGCAAATACCTTCATTTGGACGCTTGAGCGCCTTCTCCTACGGCGAGTACCTACGCATTACTGGAGTGCCTTACGACTGCGATACGCTTCTTTTAGAGGATCTCAGCGGTTCTAAATCGCACCGCAACGGACTAGCCAAAGTAATAGGCCGCGATGACCTAGATTGGCACAGCAGTAATCCAGACTTTAACGGACAATACACCGAATCCGACTTCAACCTACTTGTGCAATCCGGCGAGCAACTCCTACAGCTCGCTAAAACCTACGCCAAAGGATCCGACTACGCCTACGATGTTTCCTACTTCACACTAGAATCCGCGCTCTGCACCTACAAATCTTGGCATCGAGTTAATCGCCGATACCCTAATGTTTACAATGACCTACTACACGATCGCATTAAGAAAGCAGAACAGATCTGGCCTGACGAAGATCTCAGCGTATTTTGGGAGGCGCGTAACCACTACCTACCCAAACATCTCCGACTGGAGGACAATCCCCACGACCCCGGCTGTAAACCCATTAAACAAAACCATTACCGCTTAACAGGGCAAGTTGTTATGATGAACCACGAGTATCCAGTATTCGACAACGACTTCAACCGGGCAGTAGACGAAGGTAAATTACCGTTACGAAAGGACAAGTAATGTCTGACACAATCTTTAACACCAACACACTCGATCGATCCGCGCATTGGGAGGATTCTCTCACAGCTCTCACTCCAGTAGAAAACCGTGAAGGACGCTGGTACAAGCGAGAGGATTACTACGCACCATTAGGCTACGAAGGCATCAACGGCTCAAAACTACGCCAACTAATCTACCTCATTAACGAGTATGTGAAAGGCGGCGGATCCGGCGGAATAGTCACAGGCGCATCAGTCCTGTCCCCACAAATTAGTATGTCGGCCCTAGTCGGTAAACACTTTAACCTACCAATCGAAGTCGTAATAGGCGCAACAAAACCCGAAACAGCAATCAAGCACGAAAATGTTGCAATAGCCTCAGCAGTCGGAGCAAACTTCAACTACATCAAAGTAGCCTACAATCCAGCACTTCAACGCGAAGTCAAACTAATGCTCGACCAACCCGAATACCAAGACTGGTACCAGCTCTGCTACGGCATTACCACACCCAACACCGCCAGTCCAGCAGACATCACAGCCTTTCACGAAATTGGATCCTACCAATCCGCCAACATACCCGATGAGGTAGAACACCTACTGATACCTGCTGGAACCTGCAACTCTGTCGTATCAGTCCTGTACGGTATCGCTAAAAAACCGCCAGCCGGCCTGAAACGCATAACACTATTCGGAATCGGCCCCAACCGGCTAGAGTGGACACAAGAACGCCTCACCAAGATAGAACAAGCAACTGGACTCCAAATACGCAACCTATTTACTTACCTATACCACAACAACCGCGACCTACAACACAAACACCAAGCAAACGGCCCGATAGTCCTAGAACACTACGACCTACACACCACCAAATACGCCGCCTACGGTGACAAAATGCCCTTCTCCCTAGACGGCATACACTTCCACCCAACCTACGAAGGTAAATGCCTCAACTTCATGAACGATTACAATGTGGCACAAGACTTCTGGGATCGACAAGGCAACACAATGTTTTGGATAGTAGGAAACAAACCCACAAAACAAGCAATGCAACACGCATTACAGGAGGCATAAATGCTGACCGTATACCTAGTAGGCGAACCCGGCGCAGGAAAAACAACCCTAATGAACGCCATAATGTCCAGAGTAAACACCACCCACGCCGCCGACAAACCAGTCAAACACCTCATACACGACTACAACGGCAAACGCGTAGTATCACTTGGCTGGCCTCGCCCACCGTTCGGAGGAACAGACACACTCGGACACAGCGCCATAAACTTAGTAGAACAACTCCTCCTCCCAATCCTAGAAGCCACAGAAACGCAGATCCTACTAGGCGAAGGTGACAGACTCGCCACCAATCGTTTCCTATACGCCGCCCAAGACTACGGACAACTCCTTCTACTGCATTTACCTACCAGTCCCGAAGTAGCGCAACAGCGCCGGATCGAGCGAGCAGAAGCCAGCAACATCAAACCCCAAAACGCGAGCTGGGTAAAAGGCAGAGCAACAAAAGTCACCAACCTAGTCGCACAACACGAAGCCGTAGAAATTAACTGGCGCGATACTTTAGAACAACAAGTCGCAACCGTATGGACTCTGATCGAAAACCGTCTACAATAGAACTATGGCAAATAGAAATAAAACACCCAAACCCAGCCTCATCGACAAAGAGCGCCGGGTATTGGAACTACGCCGGGCTGGTGCGACTTTTGACGAGATTGCTAAAGTTGTCGGCTACGCCACACCTCAAGGAGCGTATCTCGCGTACCATAGAGCAATTAAGCGCGTACTGGTTGAGAGTGGCGCGGAGGAGGCTTTAGAAGCCGAATTAGACAGGTGCGACCGGATCCAGCGAGCGTTTTGGCAACAGGCCATGCAAGGTGACACGAAAGCCGGACTGATTGTGTTACGCGTAATGGATCGTAGAGCAAAGTATCTCGGACTAGACGCACC